TCCCCAGTATTCAAGAACTTCAAAGTTTGTTTGATAGTCTTCATCGCTTCTTGCATCATCTTTTAAATGTGACTCAAAGCTTTTCTCTTCATAATTAGCACCCATTTGTAAACAATTACGGATAGCATCCTCATCAAAGTAAGGCATGTTACGTAGCTGTCTAAGTTGAGATTTGTTTAGTTTGTGTCTATGGATAACATACTCACACTCTTCAATACTAGTAGCTCCGGGGTCTGGATAAAAATCCCAACAGCTAACAAACTCAATTCTAGGTACTCTAACCTCTAAAGGGTTATAACTTCTTTCACCATCTTCATCTGTATCCCATTTGTGAAGTTTCTTGTTAAAGTTAAATGGTCCTTTTACAATCCCTGTACCAAGTAGAGAAGATTCTAAAAGAGCATTTCTTATTTCTGATGAACCCTTTGATTCATCTATCTGATCGTGAATAAGTTTTTCCATTCTCCTTGCAGCTTTTTGTGCTGGAGAAATTTCTAACATTGTTGGTATAGGACTAAAGCCTTCAACCAATTGATCTTCTACTTTATCTTCAAGAGTTTCTTCAAAGATTCCTTTGTTGAAGGTAGCTCCGGGTTTAAGAACTTTACCATCACCTTCGTAACCAACATCGTATGGATTATCCATTCTGTTACCGATATCATCTGGTAACTCGCCACCACCCATAGTGCTTTCTAAGCCGGGTGCACCTGTTTGAGTATCTAAGTGTGCATTAGCTAATTCACCTTCTGGTATTTTTGTTTCTGAAATACCAATTGGAAATTTACCTGTACCAAAGATTACATCAACAAGTTGACCAAAAGCAGCTAGTACTTTTGTTTTGGTAATCTTAACAAAAACTCTAGACTTTTCAGAGTCTCTAAACTTAATAGACTTGTTGTAAAGTCCTCTGTAGTTTTCGTAAGCTCTTAACCAACGTGATTCATCTGAACGTCTTGCATCTTCTGATACTTGAAACCTATCTTTGATGATACCAACAAGATTACTTTTCTGTTCTATTTCTAAGTTAAGATTTTTACCAGCTTCACCTTCTACGTCTTCGTAGATGTTGTCAGCGTTTAAAAATGTATTCTCGTTGTCTGCCATAAACTTTAATATCCAAATGTTGAATCAGCCGGTTGATGGATATCTCTTTTTAATCCTCTCAACCTATCGAATGTACTTACCATTCGTGGTCTACTCATTATCATATAACGCAATGCATCATATGCGTGATCTGAAGCATGTGTATCCACATCCTCCGGATTGTTCTTTGATAATGGTATAGACTGTATCTCTCGTATTAAGTTAGGACATGTATTAAATATCTGTAACTTAGGTCTACCATTTTCTTGAACCTTTAGAAACTCATGTATCTGGATTTTACCCTGTACTCTGTTCTTATCTGCTGGTCTAAGCTTATGTCCTGCTCGTACAAGTGCTTCTCCAACAGTAGGTCCTGTAGTACCTGTTCTAGCCCACGCTGCTGTATCCAAGACACCAGAGACCGAGTAAGGGTCTTCTAGCTCCATACTTGTTATTATACTACCTAATTCTTCTCCTGTCAAGCCTTTTCTGTATAATTCTCTATAAATTATTAAAGTTCCGTCATTTTGGTCCATTATTCCCCATAAACAACAGCTTTCTGCAGCGTATCCATAGTCAACTGCTTTTACTCTTTCCCAGTGTAAAGGTAATTCAAACGGAGTAATCACATGATGTAGTGGGTCAAACTCTACAAATGCTGCACCTTCTGCTACATCCCAGTTACCTTCAAGCAACTGTCTACGTTGAATCGGTGGTAAAGACTTAAGCATTTGCTCATAGACACCATCCTCTGCAAGGTATGGGTTATCAGCTAACTTAGCCGGAATAAACTTACGTGTTAAACCATCGTTACCGGCAAAAGATTTATTATGCTCTGAAGGCTCTATGTATCTTTTCTTTACCCAATGCGAACCAACACCACCGGGATTAGCAGTACAGCGAAGGTATGTTTGTATTTCTGGGTCAGTTGTTCTGAGTCGTGAAGCAAGATAGTTCCAACTAAACTCTGTGGGTAAATGAGTAATCTCATCAAAGCCTATCCAAGAGTATGCTTGTCCTTGATATCTGTATACGTCTGCATCTCTCTCAAGGAAACCAAACTCAACCTTTGCACCGCTTGGAAAGTTCCAAAGCTTTTCAACTTCTCTAAACTTAGCACCGGGAAAGGCTTGTGGATATAACTCACGAGACTTATCAATCATCTCCCTTAGTTCTGGCATAGAACGTCTAAGGATTAAAGCACGATGAGCTTTCTTGTGACAATATCTGAGTGGGTCTACGATCATGGCAAAAGATTTACCACCACCGGCAGCTCCACCATACAACACATCTTTCTCACCGGCAGCAAGGAAGTCTGTCTGTGGACCTTCGTTAGCGTGAAACAAGACTGTATGATTGTCTAGATTTTCTTGTACAGCTTTTGGAAGATTGTCAAGTTCATCTTCAGTAACAGGACCTTCTACAGTCTTGTCAAGTTTTTGAATTGTTTCTTTTTGTTTTTTAAAGGATTGTCTAGCGTTGTTAAGCTTGGCTTCAAGCTTTTTAATGTTACGCTGTTTACGACCTACCGTAGCACGTGCAGCCTTGATAGCTTTTTCGGTGCTGGTCTTAGGTCGACCTGCTTTCTTTTTAGGAGTTCCGTCTTTCTTTAAGACAAAGTTACCATCATCATCTTGCAAGTAGAGATGAGGATTCCTCTCCCAGTCTTTCGTTTCGTTTTCCATATTTTTTATCTACGTGTTTCTTGAGACCGGGAGTAGAAATTCTTCTGTCGGTTTTATATTCTAACCAATCACATGCAGCCTGAAGTGATACCTCTTCGTTGACTATCATGTTCTCAGCAATTTGTAATGCTTCTAGTTCCTCTTCTATAGGTTTAAGAAATCCAGTAACCTCATCAAACTCATACCCGAATGGTATGGTAGAGGTGTTTCTTTTAATGTAACCTTCGGGAACTAAGTTCATATTAAATAATCCACATAATAATAAAAGCTGATATAAATCCTATACCACACATAACACCCCAGACTTGCATGTCTGTAAGGTCATTGGTATTAATCATACTATTTACTTTTTTTTCTAGTAGTTCTTTTAACATTTGTTTTCCTCTTTGTTGTTTGTTTTTTTGGAGCTAGAGCTTTTTTGAATAACTTACTATAAGCTTTCTTTACTGCTTCTAACCATTTATTAATCATTGTCATTGTTGTTCTCCTCGGTTTTCTTTTTACCGAATATTCTATCCCAGTTATCTCTGTAATCTTGTGTATAGAATCCGGGTCTGGGATTAGCACCCTTACTTCCGTGTGTATTTTTATAGATCGGTGATCTAAATGTTATTGGCTTTTCTTCGCTGCCTATTTGTTTACCCATGATCTTCTCCTTGCATACATTTATGCCATTCTTCTAAGACTATTTCTTCAGAGTAAGCAGCATAATAAATGTCTTTACACTTGTCAAACTCATTCTTGTTTGGTGTATTTACACAGCTCATTAAAAAAACCAAACTAATAATTCTTGTTACCACTTCACCTTGTTAGCCCAGTATGCTGCAGACAAGACACCTTTGGCAATGTTCTTAGCGTGACGAGCTTTAAAAGATTTTCTTTTCATTTTTGTTTTACGAGACTCACCTGCTTTAGGCTTACCTGCAGTCTTAGCACCCTGCTGTCCAAACCGAATAGTTTTAATTTTATCTCCTGATTTAGCAACAACAATGTGTGACTTAGTAGGATGATTAGGAGTACGTTTGGGTTGGTTGTAACCACTGACTCCTGCTCGTGTTAATCGACTATCTTTCTTTTTAGCTTTACCACCTTTAGCCATTCTAAACTTTGCTGTTTTCTCTGCAATCTTTTTAGGTTGTTTAGAGTGTTGTTTACCGGCAGCCTTGTCTTTACGTTTGGCTGCTGTGGTAGATGCATATTCTGAATCGCTTAAAGCTTCTCTAGCTTTTTCAGGTAAATATCTTTCTCCAGTTTTACTAGAAGGTTTCCCAGACTTAGTTCCCCACTTTTGTTTACCCCAATTAAGTAAAGACTTTTGAGATTTTGCAAGTGCCATTACTTGTATCCTCCACCTTTAGCTTTGTATTGTTTTGCTAAAGCTTGGGCTTTACGAGCAGACCATTGTCCAGCTCCTGTACCATGAGATGCTTGAGCCTTTATCCGATTGAAAAGTTTCTTTCTCATGCCCGGCTGTGTATAGTTCCCTGCTTTGTTTACAGTTGAACCACCGTTTCTAAATTGTAATCGTTCTAATAACATTAGTGTATTGTCCTATCTTCTTCTTTTGGTATAGTGTTTAAGTATTCTTTTTCTAGATCATCATCTACATAGATGCTGTCTAACTCACCCACCACAACTAAATGGTTCTGAGCTGCAGCTAGTTCTGCTTTCTCATAAGATGAAGCTACAATATTAGGACCTGCAAAGGTTGTACCGTAGGCTTCTATCTCAGTCAGAAATATCTTCATAGTCACCTTCAGTAATATCAATTGCTTTTTTCTCGGGGAGAATAAATATACCTCCTCCTGTATTATGATTAACATCTATCCTGTCAGTCTTTGAAACTCCTACACGATCTAGTATAGTTTGTGCAGCTTGTAACTTATAATTAGCTTGAGGTATTGGCTTGTTAGACTTCAAAACCTCTATAATCTTGAACGCTGCTGTAGGGGCTTCCCTTGCAAGTACGTTTTGGGCTAAATCTACTACTTCTTCTTTTAAACTTTTTAGTACTTGATAGTGATTGCCGGAGTAACCTGCAAGTTCGGCTGACTTTTTAAAGTCTCCTCCTGTATCCACGAGGTGACCCAAG